ACTTGTGGAGATTTTTCTAAATGTTTTTGTATATCATTGAATATTGTATCAATTTGACACCTTTGAATATTCAAAGGTGTCAAAGGTATATCACAAGGACTTTACGACCTTCGCGGGTTGGTGTGAGGAGTGTTCAAGTGCGGGCTTGAACCGCAGGCCTTCGGCTCATAAGACCGATGCTCTAACCAACTGAGCTACAAGAACAAAAATTTCCATTTGTGTGTCGGGTGTTATGTACTATTACACTATACGGGAATGAATATATTGAGTAGACTTCTTAGACAGTCATACAAGAATGAATTAGATATCCGATGTATTTGATACATCGATAACGTTTTGAACACCTTCAATGTTGGTAAGTGTTTCAGTGTTGGTAAGTGTTTCAGTGTTGGTAAGTGCTTCAGTGTTGGTAAGTGTTTCAGTGTTGGTAAGTGTTTCAGTGTTGGTAAGTGTTTCAGTGTTGGTAAGTGTTTCAGTGTTGGTAAGTGCTTCAGCGTCAATACTTTCATTAATAGAATGTGTATCATTTACGTAAATTGCATTGTTATTAGTGTTAGTTAATACATGGATACGTTCTTCATAAAGAACTTTATTTACATCCATGGTATAACTGTGTAACTTAAGTAATTGTTCTTTCATTAATGAAATTTCTTGTGCGAATAATTCAAATCGATCATTAAACTCGTTTAATACATTGGATATATCACCAGGCATATTATTGGAGTCATTCGTCGATAAAGTACTTAGTTGTACTTCTAAATTGTTAATTTTTGTATTGAAATGTTTGATAACTTCTTGAAGTGTCATTCCATTAGTTTTTAATGACGTTGTAACGCTCTCATTATTATTATTGATTTGGCTCTGATTCTGATTCTGATTCTGATTCTGATTCTGATTCCCGACACGTCTCCTTACAGCAGCAGCATTTGATGCACTCATAATAGTGTATGGTATATGGTATATGTAGTATTTGTTTATACCCTTTTTTCCATCGTAGAATATTTAGGTTCTTAGTGTCTAAGCAACCATTTTCATTTTAATTGCAGGATGACTCGAATACCCACTAACAATAAAGTCTTCAAAAGAATAGTCATTTATGTCAGTATGTTTCCTTGCAAATGTTAATTTTGGAAAAGGATAAGGGTTCCTGTTCAATTGCTCTGTAATAGTATCTAAGTGTTCCTTGTAAATATGACAATTTCCGCAATGTAAAGTGAGTTCGGAAGCGGTTAATCCAGTATGGAATGCAATTAAGTGGGTTAAAAATGAATAGCTTGCGATATTGAACGGTTGACCTAACGGTACATCCTGACTTCTACAAAAAACAGAACACTTAAGCTTATCTGTATCGTGAACGCTGAATTGAAAAATACAATGACATGGTGGTACCGCCATTTGGTTAAGTTGTTCAGTGTTCCATGCCGATACAATTAAGCGCCTGGAGTAGCGTTTTTGTGGGTCTTTCAAAGAATCAATAACGTATTTTATTTGATCTATACCAGACCCGCTATAATCGTCGTTAAAATTGCCGTATTTGGCATTCCAATGTCTCCATTGAAATCCATATAATGGTCCTAAATCTCCTTCAGCATAATGAGGCAAGCCTCTTTCCTCTAAGAAATCTTTGGTTGAATTACCATCCCAAATGTGAACGTTTTGGTCATTTAGTCGTTTATTGCTTGTGTCCCCCCGAATGAACCATAACAGTTCCTTTAGACAAGTCTTCCATGCAGTTTTTTTAGTAGTTAAAATAGGAAGTGTATTATTTTCAAGTGAGAACTGTAAAGAAGCGCCGTATATAGATAAGGTATCACCATTACGACCATTATGGTGTTCTCCGTGTTGAATGATGTCATTTAATAGATGAATATATTGGTATTCCTCATGGAAATCGTTTGTGGAATTTAGATTACTGTTGCGTTCTTTGAACTTGTTATTATGTAGAGAAATTTTTAACATTATTATAGAGTAACCAAACTTTACTTTTTTAATATCTTTTTTTATGAGTTTTGTATTTTTTTCTTTTAGGTTGATGTAAACAGTAAATTCTGATGAATTTAATCTTTGAATATTGTATATAGTATAATAATGGAGTTATTAAATGAAACAATTGAACATCCACAAAAAACATTCATGACTCATGTATTTTCTACATCTGAAGAAAGCAAGGCAGAGATAATGAATATATTGCAATATGCTTTTTTAGCGATTATTCCAGTAGTGGTGTTAAATAAAAGTATTCATAATTTTATTCCAGAAGTAGATCATGAAAAAGGAAATTTAGAACTATTGATTGAGGTGTTATTACAAGTAACAATAATGTTTGTAGGTATTACACTGATACATCGTGTAGTAACATATTTCCCAACATATAGTGGATTCAAATATGATAATTTAACATTGACAAATGTGATAATAGCATTTTTAGTGATAGTATTAAGCATTCAGACAAAATTGGGCATTAAGGTAAACATTTTAGTAGATCGTGTGAAAGATATGATAAATGGACGTGAGCCAATGAATGAGGAAATACAAAAACCAAAGCAAGTAACACGTCACAGAGTAAGTCAATCCGACCATTTAGATAACACAGAACAACAACAGGGAACATTTCCACCAGCACCTGTTGCAACATCCCAACAAGGAAGTGACGGATACGACAACATGATGGGTGGGTCTAATCAAGGGCAACCTCCATTACAAGAAATGTTTGAGCCAATGGCAGCAAATGGATTGGTAGGAGGTGCGTTTGGTGGAACATTCTAAGAGGTAGAGTAGTATGAGTTTGAATACATGAATTTTCAAGGATGTAAATTCAATCATGTATTCAAACGTGTAGAGTGTATGTCTACAACAAATCGATAGATTCTATTAGCTGTAGTTTTCGTAATGAGTTTTCAAAATTGGTTTCTTGTTCTAAGTTAGCAAATAAATAATCGGTAGTAGGAGTTATTTCCTTTTTTTTTATTTCTTTATACAATTTATTAATATTGATTAATACATTTTCGATATTCTTTTTAGACTTTATCATGTCTGTTTTTAAGTCGCAATTTTCAGTTATAATAGCAATAGCAAAATAAAGTAAAAAACGTCTCCGTTTAGGTGTAGAATAAGTATACTTAATACAAAATAACGAAAGGAGTGATTGTATGATTTTAAGAAAGAACGGGTTCTCTTTTTTTGAAACATGGTGATATAAAATATCCCAAATAATCCATACTGATTGCGTACGGAACTTACTTTCTAATTTAACAAAAGGGCGTGGTTCACAATTACACGGCATTTTTCTTTTCCTACAAATAGCTTCAAATTCTATTATCCATTCAACCCAATAACACGCATTATGGAAGTTAGATTCACCTGTACTAAGGTTATATGAGAGTTCATTCATAGCAATAAATAGTTCCTTAGGGTCATCCTTTAGAAAAATATCATCAACATAATGAACGTTAGGTGCAATAAGTCGTTCAGTCATTTGTGTAATATCATATTCATCTTTTTTGTTTATTTTAACAATTTCATAGGAATGCTTTTTATTCGAATATGTCAATATACTAACTATTTCTGCAAACATTATGCGAATGGTAGGATGGTTACGTAATTGTAATTCATTCACTAAGTCATTATTCGAAATAATACTTTTAAACAATAAGAATCTCTTTTCAACATAAATACATAACTTTGGATTGGCAATATTTATGTATTTCCCAATGAAATGTAAGATAGTTTCCCATATTTCACTAAAATGTCCTGAGCATATTAATTCGCAACACCAAAAACATGCAGGTTCTAATTTCCCATTTAACATACATTTTTCCATTTCATTTTTGACTTGTGTTTTCTTAAAGTTAGAGAAAGTGTTATTAGTAAACTCACCTGGTAACCGCATATCGTTTATAATACTACTGTCTTTAACAGAAGGAAGTTCATTCATAGGCTAAATAATAGGAACAAAAAAAATGGGGAGTATGATCTTATTGTAAGGTAAATATTCACTTGTATTTGTATTTGTATTTGTATTTGTATTTATTCTGTTATAATACGTGGTGCGACATTAATCGTTTGTAATTCTTGTGATAGAAGTTTATATGCATATGGGATATCAACCTTTGCAAAATCAACACGATTGTCGCATGTCCTACAATGATGAACGGTATATTCATTTTCCTTTGTTTGTATTTGTGAGTTATCATTGTAACAAGCAATTAAACCACATTTTTTACAAACATAAGTGGTGAATTTATCAGATACATCGAACATACGTTCTTTACAAAATCGTGACATACCGTGTGCTATCATTACATCTCTTTCCATTTCACCTATTCTGAAGCCACCATCTTTAGAACGACCTTCAGCTGGTTGTCTTGTAAGGTTGACCATAGGGCCTATAGAGCGACTGTGTTGTTTGTCTGCAACCATATGTTTTAATCGTTGATAAAATACTGGACCCATGAATATACTTGATTCAAGTTGTTCTCCAGTAAGTCCATTATATAGTATTTCATTGCCATAGCTTTCATATCCAATTTCTTGTAAGCATTTCGAAATGAATCTAACATCAAGATTCCCAAAGCTGGTTCCATCTCCAAATAGACCAAGTTCAATAAGAACTTTTCCAAGTAGAGTTTCTTTAAGCTGTCCGATAGTCATACGCGAAGGGATGGCGTGCGGATTGATAATAATGTCAGGTTTCATTCCATCCTTTGTAAAAGGCATATCACATTCTGGTATGATATTACCAACAGTACCTTTTTGACCGTGTCTTGAACTAAATTTATCACCATAGTTAGGTTTTCTTGTAGCCCTTACACGAACTTTAGCAAAGTCATAGCCATCACCATTTCGACCGGTATAGTTCTTGTCGATATATGTTTCCTCATTTGTTCTAAAAGTTTTGCTTTGGTCTTCAAATTTGATAGTCTTAGTGGGGTCGTTTCGATTTTCCTTAATGGGAATAATCTTAGATATAATAATGTCTCTGTTTTCTATTAATTCATTTTCATTGACAAATCCGTGCTGATTAACTTTATGGTAATTACCATATTTGATTGTCTTTGTTTTTTGTGGGTCTGGTTTACATCTTATAATTTCATCACGAATAATATTTTTGTCTTCATCTTTTTCTGTGTGATAGATGGTGGCCATGAAAAGCCCTCTATCTATAGAACCTTTATTAATTAATACACTATCTTCTTGATTGTAACCAGTATGTGTCATAATAGCAACGTGTAATTGTGTCCCAGAGGGAACTTTGTTGAGATGTATAAAGTTCATAACACGTGTATCAACTAATGGACGGGTAGGGTAATTTAAAACGTAAGCAGTTTTATCCATACGTTTGTCAAAATTCGTGGCATAAACACCCATCGCTTGTTTTCCCATAGCACATTGGTATGTGTTTCGTGGAGCTTGATTGTGGTCAGGAAAAGGGATACAAGACGCGAGTATTCCAAATATAGTACTTGGGTGTATTTCACAATGAGTATACAAATATTTCCCTGTTCCTTTATTATGAATATACTGATCTTTACATTTCATACCAATCATGGAATAGTTTTGTTCTTCGGGGTCAATATACTCAATAACAGATTCATCTAATTTACAGTTAGTAAGTAAGTCATTCCAATTTAAGTCATTGTCTTTTAATTGTTTAATAATTTGTTTGGTGATTATCACATTTTTATCTTTAACTTTTAATAAAGGGCGTGTAAGGCGCCCTGCGTCGTCACATATACGTATTTCTAATAGTTGGTAATCAAATACAATAGATGTATAAATATTAATAATTCCCGAAGCTTTTTTATGTTTGAGGTCTTTATACAATAATAATGGGGATTCAGTTATACCTACCCAACATCCATTAATTAACACTTTTACTTTCTTATACACTTGGTATGGTAGTAAATCGTCTAACTGAGTGGTATATTCTTTTATGTATTCATATAAAACAGAACTATCTGTAGGGATAGTGATATGTGTCATATAACTAATGTTTTTAACAATGCCAATAGACTGTCCTTCCGGTGTTTCAGCAGGACATAAGAACCCCCATGTAGTGTTATGCAATTTACGCGGTTCTATTAGTTCACCACTCTTTTCAAGTGGAGTGTTGATTCTTCGTAAATGACTTAGACTTGACATATACGTAAGCCTATTTAAAACTTGTGCCACACCAACTTTACTGCTATTTGTTTGTTTAATACTGAAGTCACCAGTAGAGAGAGCTCTATTAATGCCGTTTTCAATAGTAGTAGATTTCATAATTTTATAAATATTTGTAGTGTTGATAATATTCTCATAATCTTCTGTAGATTTCCAAGAACCGTTATTAATTTCACGAACAATTTGTTTTTGCATTTCCTTGACAAGTTTATTAAAGTAGTTACGAAATAGGTTATTTAATAACCCTCCAGTAAGTTCAATACGCTTATTTAAATAAGAATCACGGTCATCTTTTGGTGTATATCCAAGAAATGTTTTAATCACACGGGATGCCATATGGCCTAATAAATATATTTTTTGTTTTATAGTTTTACAATGAGGGAAGACATCGTTTTGTAGAACATCTTGTGTGAATTGTTTTTTTTTTTCTTGACCGATGACCTTATCAACGTTTAACGGAATGAAAGCAGTATAATTATTTATATATTCAAATGCATCCTCTTGTGTCATACACTTATTTGCGTCAACAATAGACGCTCGTAGGAAATCTAATATGACATTTCCTTCATTTACGTTATGAGTTATATAGTCACTAATATCTTTGTCACTAACAATGCCAAATGCGCGAAATAATATAAATAATTCAATAGGTTGTTTTACGCGAGAAATGTTTACATATAGTCCATGTCCAAATCCATTATTTTTACTTGAAACCATGATTTCAATTTGCTTAGGTGATATACTTTTATAATCAGGTACAGACTTGAATTCGGCATAGCAACTCCATTTACTGGTGTTTTTCCCTTGGAAGCAATAAATACGGTTTTCAGCTGCCCGTTCTTGTGCGAGAACAGTTTTCTCCGAACCCTTTATAATGAAATATCCTCCGGAATCGAAAGAACATTCACCTGTCTCACGAGCACTTAATTGAGGATTTTGTTTCAAAATACAAATGTTAGATTTTAACATTATAGGCATTTTACCAATATTAATCTTAGGAATCATTTTTTCGATAATCCTTGGATTATCCATTGATTCAGTATTACGAATAATGTATTTAATATGGATGTCAATAGTCATAGTAGAGGCATAAGTAAAGTTACGAATTTTGGCTTCAGATGGAAACATAGTCTTGGTAGCGCCATTATTTTCATGAATCTGGGGAGGATACAGTTTGAAATTATGAAAGGATATTTCTATCTCGAGAAAGTATTTATTTGTTTCAGGTACATAGTCATTTTCAGAATGAACGATCACCTTATTGAACATTTGAATAGTCTTTTGCGCTTGATAGTTAACAAAATGATTATATGATTCTATCTGGTGACGTACCAAACAACCAAGATGCTTGCCTTTAAAATAAGATTCGATTATACTAAAAGGTTCTTCCGTATAGTCACCTAAATGGTCCAATAATTCACTGTTTGGGTCAATGGTGGTATGTTTGTCTTCATTGTATATATCTTTTACTTTCTTTGAAAAATGAATTTCACTATCACTATCACTTTCACCAGGCTCCATGTCAATATGAGAATATTCATTTGAAGATGAAGATATAAAATCCATTTTGTTGTTAATTACCATTCGTTTAAATAGTATAGTATTTCAATTTTACATTTTTTTGTGAAAAATATGCCGAAAAATTATGTTTTCAACAAAAAGATAATAGATGTAACCATAGAGAATTAGTAAAATGACGTCTATAAATAAAAAATTCGTTAATTATTTGTCTAACTGTAAAAAAAGAAAAACGTTTACACAGGACGATTTTATGCAATTAGAAAAGCATATATATATAAATTATCGTTACAATAGATTAAACATTATTGATGAATCTCAGACAAATCAATTACCCTCAGCTAAAAGAAAACATCAAATCCTGACCGGCGAAGAAAATGAAGAAATTACTATAACTCCCGCAATGCCAACACAATCACACAGACAAGTACAAGTACAAGAACAAAGTACATATGCATATCCTATAGAAAAACCAAAAAAAATCATAAAAACGGATGTGTCAAATATAGGTGATTTGTTAAGAATAATAGAAGAAAACGAATATAACCCGTGTTATCAATATAATATAGATCTTCAAGGGCTCCATAATATTAGCAAAGAGCTATATAGTTTACAAAATATGATAGGTATGCAACAAATAAAGGAGACAATAATTCGTCAATTGTTATACTTTATACAACGTTTACATATTACTTGTGTAGGAAGTGATTACAAACATACTGTAATATATGGACCTCCAGGAACAGGTAAAACTAAAGTCGCCCAAATATTAGGAACAATGTATTCCAAACTGGGAATATTACGTAATAACGTTTTTAAGAAAGTAACCAGACAAGACCTTATATCCGGGTATTTAGGTCAAACTGCAATAAAAACGAGTAATGTAATAAATGAATGTTTAGGAGGGGTATTATTTATTGATGAAGCCTATTCATTAGCAGACCAAAATAAAGGGTCAAATGATAGCTATTCAAAGGAATGTATTGATACGTTATGTGAATCACTTAGTGATAATAAAGACAATCTAATGGTGATAGTAGCAGGGTACAAAAAGGAGTTAGATGAAACTTTTTTTAGTGTAAATAAAGGAATGGATTCAAGGTTTATATGGCGTTTTACAATAGAACCATACAATTACAATGAATTAAATAATATTTTTTTATCATTGTTGGCTCAAGAACAATGGCAGTGGTCTAATAATGTGTCAGACACACAATACTTATTAAGTTGGTTTAATGAGAAACACGATTCATTTACATATTTCGGTCGCGACATGGAATCATTACTTACACACGTAAAAATAGCATATGCGAGGAGGATATATGGGAAAGAAGATACATATAAAAAAATAATTACAATAGATGATTTAAATGCTGGATATTCTACTTTTTTAGAAAATAGAAAGGTCAGTTATGAAAAACCATTAGGTTTGCATATGATGTATACGTAAGAAGAATAATAATAAATTGTAATTGTTTATTAGACGTATACAACATGACAGACAATAAAAAAATATTAACAGTTAACCCATCTGATTTTAGTTTGCCAGGAAATATAAAAAAAACAAGAAAACGAACTACAACAAACAGCAACGGAATGATAAAAATGAAGCCACCAAAAATGCCGAAACGTAATGAAACATTGCGAAAAAAAGCATTATTGCGTATGATTAGAAGTCAACAACAACGGAACTTGGATGAAATTACACAGAAAAAAACAGGTGATGCAATGCAAAACAAGGAGTCATATGAAAACACAGCAAGTAAAGAAAATATTAAGGAAGGGTTTCATAGTTCATTCAACAAAGCCACATCTTATTTAGACAATTTAATTAGTGAATCAAAAACAACCAATCCTAATATCAAATTACGTAATCATACAATAAAGAACCATTTATATGAAGAAAATGTTCCGCGGTTGAACACTGAAGACCTTGCTAAAAAGCCCATAAATAATCGAATACCAGATTTAGGTAATTTAAATCCACCAACTGTAACAGATATACCGAAATACGGTTGTTTAAAAAATGGAAATTTACCAACTTATCGTTCTTGGTTGAATAAAACAAAGTATAATAAGCCTCCATTACAATTTGATACATTGAAACCCAATAACCTTACGCCATCTAATTTCTCTGCAAGTATTAACCAACAACCAGATAAATATACACATATTAATTCAGTCAGTCCAAATAATGAATATTTTCAACAAGCTAATATTAATTTAAATCAACAATCAGGTGTAGATGAAAATGCTAAGGTAAAGTTGAGAGGTCAGAAGCAAAAAAAACGAATAGTACGAACCCACAAAATTGGTCGGTCAAAATATTATTCAAAAATAGGCGTACTAATATCAAATAAAACAATACGTAATAAGGTTGTAACTCAAAAACAACAGTTGAAACGTGTGCCTATTCGTGATGTAAGACAACATCTTATAAAACAAGGATTCATTAAAATAGGTAGTGATACACCAAGTGATGTTTTACGAGAAATGTACGAATCTACAATGATGATATGTGGTGAAGTAAAGAATAACAATACACACAATTTACTACATAATTTTATTCACGCGACCGATGAGTAAACAAGGTACAATATATATAATACAATAATAATAATAATTGGAGATAAACAAATTTGGAACACTTCTGGACGTGATAAGATTTTGAAATATTTTGACAATTCTGTCAATATAGTTGGTTTTACAATAACATATGTTTTCATAACACTATTACATGCATTATCAGTTCCGTCTTTGTTTCTTGACATAGGGGCTGTAATATTGCGATTCTTAGGACTGTAAGAATTGGTAGGACTGTAAGAATTGGTAGGACTGTAAGAATTGGTAGGACTGTAAGAATTGTTATATTGATTATGATATTTATTAACAATATTAGTATTAAAGCTCGTAGACAAGTCTACATATTGTCCGTAGCCGTCATCGTCAATAATGTTCATTTCTTGAATTGTTAATGTTTGTTACAATTATATAGGATGTTGTATTTATGTATTTGGATACAATGTAATTCAATTTTTTGTTCATCTTCAATGGGTGTGTAATTTCGCAAGCACTACAATGTAACTGTGTTGACAACATTTATAGTGTATAATTTTGTAATATTGTATTATATTTTTAGTGCGATAAAATATAATGTCGTTAATTCAACCAACATTAACACAAGAACATAAAAATGATATTACCGATTACATAAATATGTATCGAAGGAAACATGGTGCCCCGCCAATTAAGTATGATGATAATATAGCAACGTTTTCACAAAGTTGGGCTTCGTATCTTGCGTCTAATGGGTTATTTGAACATAGTACTAACAGAGAATATGGTGAGAATTTGGCGTATTTCAAGGGTTACGGGAATAACGTATTAGAACTTATTAAGAAGAGCATTGATTTATGGTATGAAGAAATTAGCTTATATGATTTCAAAAACCCTGGGTTTTCAAGTGAAACCGGACATTTTACGTGTCTAATATGGAAAGAACAGACATCATTTGGTATAGGGTACGCATATAATACGGAAAAAGATGTAGTGAACGTGAATCAGAATGTAAGTCCACCGTGTAACATAATGGGTGGCTTTGAAGATAATGTATTGCCATTATTAGAAGAAACTCCGACAACGCCTATTGTTGAAGAACCTGTTGAGGAAACTCCGACAACACCCATTGTTGAAGAACCTGTTGAGGAAACTCCGACAACGCCTATTGTTGAAGAACCTGTTGAGGAAACTCCGACAACACCTATTGTTGAAGAACCGGATGAAGAAGACATAGAAACCACCGAAAAAGAACTTATACACTTATTAGAAAATGTTCTCAACTTAATAAAAGGAAGGCAAAGACGACGTGTAATTTTACATTCACTCAATATTATAATAGACGAATTGATTTTAGATAAAGAGAACATGTATCCAAAAAATGTCGAAAAGTTAAACATGTTATACTATACGAAGTATTTACTCGAAACAGGAAAACCGTTATATTTTGTATTTCATACAGTCAGAAAAATTATACATTTTATGAAGTCAACACTATGAAAACGATGATACGAAAGTGCTTCAAAAAATGATATAGAATTTGTATTGTATCTATTTTAGAAATGGACGTTAAAGACTCCTTAAAAAAGAAAACATGTATATATGACCAATATTTCAATGAGACATTACATTATACAGAACAATATGGAGAAAATGTGATTGTATTGATGCAAGTGGGAGGTTTTTTTGAAATGTATGGGTACAAAGAAAATGATGAAATAAAGGGAAGCAGAATAGAACAAGTCAGTAACCATTGCGGATTTTCAATAAGTGAAAAAAAAAATTTTTATAATGATAATCCATTGGTAATGGCTGGAGTTCCCGAATATTCAATTGACAAACACGTTCCATTGATAATTGAATTAGGGTATACTGTAGTAGTGTTTAAACAGGTCGACATAGATAACAGCGATAAAAAGAAACGAGTGTTGGAAAATATATATTCTCCTGGAACTTGTATACCACAGGATGACACGCGCATATTATCTAACAATATAATGTGTATATGGGTCGAATTACATCCAAAAATTATTAATAACACATCGAACACATTTATACTACAATATGGAGCATCGTGTATAGACATGGTATGTGGAGATAGTGTAATGATAGAGCATTCTTATAATGTAGAAAGTAAGAAGATGTTTCCATCTAATTTTGATGAATTACATCGTTTTATAAGCGTGTATAATCCAAGTGAAACAATCATTATTTCAAGTGAAAAAGAAGACGCTTTACAAAACATAATAGATATGACAAATATCAATTCATGTCTCGTACATATTTTGAATCCAACAGAAAGTGTTAAGGTGGTTCGGTGTGAAAAACAAGTGTATCAACAAGAAATACTTGAAGAATATTTTAATGTAAATACATATCACATATGCCAAGAATTCCGTGAGAACATGTTAGCTACACAAAGTTATTGTTATTTATTAAATTTTATAAAGGAACATAATCCTAAGTTAGTAAAGAATATCAATTTACCAAGTTTTAAATTACTATCTGACAGAGTTATATTAGCTAACCATACATTATCACAGTTAAACATAATCGAAGACAATGAAAATAAAACATCATTACGTGGTAAGAAAGGTTGTGTTAGTAGTTTTTTGAATAAATGTTGTACTGCAATGGGAAAACGAAAATTCAAAACGGAAATGACAAACCCCACTACAAATGAAGAATGGTTAAATAATGAATATAGAATGATACAACATATGTTAGATAATTATTCCTATGACCGACATCAACAAATAAGGAAACATTTGTGCAAAATAAAAGATATCGAACGAATCGTACGTCAGATTTTTTTACGAAAATTGTACCCATCAACAACGTATCATTTGTATATTAATATTGAGGAAATGTTATTATGTCTGGAATCGATAAAGAATGATACAGTTTTATTAAAGTACATATGGGGTGATGTAGTTAATGTGGATAATAAAGACATATACAATGATATGGTAAATGTACTAATTGCAGAAAAAAAATACTTGGATTCAGTATTGAACATAAGTAATTGTGCTTACGTTAGCAGTATGAAAAATGTAGTAGAAACCCCAATAATAAAAAATGAAGTAGACAAAGATTATGATCTTGTGATGAATACATATCATGGTTATGAAAGTAGGTTCGTCGAAATAAAAGACTACCTTGAAACATGTATTAAAGAATCTGAAAAAAAGAAAATAGATAGTGGATATATAAAGGTACATAAGACAGATAAAACAGGTAAATATTTAGATATTACTACACCACGTTGTAAAAAACTACAAGAGTCTATGAAAAGTCATGAAGAAACGAATATAAATGAATATAAGCCAATATTATTATCAGACATAAAGTTTGTAACGGGAAATGGAAATAATAAAAGAATAGACGCACAACAATTGAATACTATAACCCGTAGCATATTAGAATATGAAGGGAAGATACAGAAGGAAACTACACGTGTATATAATGATATAATGAAAGACATAGAATTAGAACACTGTGATAACTTGGACAAAATAAGCAAACTAATAACGAAATTAGATGTACTACAATCAAAATCATATGTGGCGAATGAATACAATTATTCGAAACCTGAAATACAAGTGAATACAGAGTCATTTGTGCATGCCTATGGATTACGGCATGTATTAATAGAACATATACAACAAAACGAAACTTATGTCCCTAATAATCTCTTTATTAATAAGTCACTTAATGATAGAGATGTAGATAATTACACACAAGGTATATTACTATATGGAACAAATGCAGTAGGAAAGACGAGTCTCATACGAGCATTAGGAATAAGTGTGATAATGGCACAATGCGGAATGTTTGTACCTTGTAGTAAGTTTGTATATAAACCGTATAATGGAATATATTCAAGAATATTAGGAAATGATAATTTATTTCGCGGATTGTCTACTTTTGCGGTAGAGATGTCTGAATTACGTGTTATATTGAATGAATCATGTAAAAATAGTTTAATTCTTGGCGATGAACTGTGCTCAGGAACCGAAATACAATCGGCATTGAGTATTTTTGTTTCTGGACTTGAAAAGATGTATAATAATAAAAGTAGTTTTATATTTGCTACACATTTTCATGACATTATTCAATATGATGAGATAAAGCAAATGAACCATTTGGGTATAAAACATATGGAAGTGGTATATAATCGGCAATCTGATTCGTTAATTTATGATAGGAAAATAAAAGACGGACCAGGAACAAAAACGTATGGATTGGAAGTGTGTAAATCGTTACATTTAGACAACGAATTTTTAAAGAGAGCATACGAAATACGTGATAAATATTTCAAAGAAACATCAGGTGTATTGGGTTATGGTGTATCCCGTTATAATAGTAAAAAGGTGTTAGGGTTATGTGAAATGTGTAATATAGAAATGGGAGTAGAAGTACATCATATAGAGCATCAAAAAAATGCAAATAATAATAATGGTTATATCGGTAACATTCATAAGGACCATAAAGCAAACTTGATGAATATATGTGAAAAATGCCATAATGAAATACATCACAATCCGGAGACATCCATAAGAAAGAAAAAGACATTAGACGGGACAATAATATTGACATAGAATATGTAATATGATATTTCACGTTTTTACAATTTATGTTCCATAAACAATATGAACATAAATTACATTTGATAGTGTCATTTTTTGAATTCGGGTCTCAAACTACTAAGTATAATACTTTCTTCGTAACTGGGAATAAATTTTGTTTGTTGGTTTTTAATATTTTGTGGAGATGTTTTCTCTATTAGCAAGACAGGTGTTTTTGAAGACTTTGAGTAATGGGGTTGATTTTGAACATACAATCTATGTAGTTTATTTATCCTTCCGTTTTTAATGTAAGGTATATTACTCTCTTTTAACATAAGAGGGGCGTAGTCCTTTTTAATGGAGTCCTCTGATTCATGATATTGAATATTATAACGGTCAGACATACCTCGAGTATTATTATCGTAAGAATATTCGCCTTTTTTATACATAGAGGCGGTGGATTGAATATTTTTTTTTTTCATATTGGCAATTGTTCGTTCTTTTCCAAGCGCAATTAAGTCTTTTTGTGTTTTACTATCAGCTACATTTTTATCCTGAATATCTTGTGCATTTTTTAATACATTGTCGTTTAATATACGCGATTCAATAAGTGTTTTCTCGACCTCACGAGTTAATGCATCTTCATTACCAAGTAATTGAGGGTTGTTTTTTAGAATATTAAATCTAATTTCCTGCTTAATTTTTTGTAATTGTACATTTACCCATTTGGGGTCTTCGTAAGTAATTGGTTTAGTATGGCGGTCATTATTAGCAATATCACTGCTCTGTTGTTGTGGTTGAAATTGTTCTACACAACCACCTGATTTTGTTTTGCCTTGACAATCAATTCGCATACCGAATAGCGGATAGACTAACATAATAATAAGTAATAATAAAACAACATATGGAATAACAATATGCAATGGAATTGCAATAATAAAAGTAGGAAGAGTATAGACAAAGAAAACATAGACACTTGTAATAAAACTTGTGTTGGCTGTGTTGGCTGTGTTGGCTGTGTTGGTGGTATTGGCGATGTTGGCTGTGCTGGCGGTGTTGGGTTCAGAATAGTTATAATATAACATTGTAAAAAAGTCGTGGAACCAATTAAGAATCATCTTGAAAGGTAAAAACACATAGGCATTAATTATGTCCTTTATCAAATTAGGTGTACAACTTTGAACGAATTTTATTATACTACGATATGTGAATATTAATAAGATAATTGAAAAAAATATACAAATAACTGTAATGGTTGCATATAACACCCCATTGAAATTTTTGCTACCAGGAATATTCATCTATAATATGCAAATATTATACCTTTGGAGATTTACAAAATATGTATGTTTTTGTCTAAAATCTCTATACACTCATAATTTTTTTATTGATCTTGATTTGTTACAAATGTAAAAATTGATTAGAGTAATAATAATATCTAAATGTTATAATATTATTATAAGTATGATTATACCTATTAAATGCTTTACGTGTGGTATGGTATTGGCGGATAAATACAGATTCTATGGCATGGAAGTGAGGAAGCGTAAGTTGCATAAAGGCATTAGACTCGATAATGTATTATATTTAACAAAGAATAATACAGACAAAACAATTGAAGGAAATGTTCTGGATGAATTGGGATTAACAAGCGTATGTTGTAGACGGCATGTATTAACGCATGTAGACATTGAATAAAAAAATAAAAAAATAAAAAAATAAAAAAACGATAATACACATTCTAATAAAAAAAGTAATAATCATTTTTTTTTACGAAGGATTTTTTTAATCTTCAATCATATATATGACGGGGTTGACAAATCTATGTGGTCCATCTGAGTTTTACTTGGTAATATCAACAATAGCGTTAATGTTGATGACATTTCAGAATTATGGTAATAAAGAAATATATTGTTTAGGGGACTATAATTGTATAGTTCCAGATACATTCACATTATTCGTATTTAAGGTAATATACATTGCGTTTTGGACGTGGTTACTGAACATTTTGTGTAAAGGTGGAGCATCTTGGTTATCATGGTTAATTGCATTATTTCCTATACTTTTATTTTTTGTTTCTCTTTCATTACTTTTTGTACCAATGTAAAAATATTTAGGTAATACTATAAGACCTTAAAATACGTAGTCTATGTATGTGTAATACTAAATGAGTAAAAATTGAATAAAGCTATACAAAAATACATCATATTATTGTATAGTTATGAGTGTATCATTACAAAATATTTTCGAACAGGATGGAGAACTAAATTTTACATTGAGTGGGGTAAATGTAAGTATAGCCAATTCAATTAGACGCACTATCTTATCTGAAATACCAGTAGTTGGTATTTATACACAGACGTATGATAAGAATCAGTGTAAAATTGAGAAAAATACATCAAGATTACATAATGAAATATTAAAACAACGTATAAGTTGTATTCCTGTACATAGTAAAAATATGGAGACATTACCAGGAAACTACATAATTGAAGTAGAAAAGGTGAATAACACAGACAGTATGATGTACGTTACAACAGAAGATTTCAAAATAAAGAGTAAAAATACTGAAAATTATCTAACAAAAGAAGAGACACGTAAAATTTTCCCATCGAACGAAAAGACTGAAATGTTTATAGACTTTACAAGATTACGTGCTAAAATTAGTGATACAATACCAGGTGAAGAGATTAAATTAACAGCAGAATTTTCTGTCCATAACGCAAAGGAAGATAGTATGTATAATGTGGTATCAAAATGTTCGTATGGAAACACGCCAAACTTAGATAAGATACAAGAAATGTGGAAGGATAAAGAGAAGAACATTGATAACGGCGAATTTACAAAGGATGAGATAGAATTTCAAAAAAAGAACTTTTATTTATTAGATGCACAAAAATATTACATTGACGACAGTTTCGATTTTGTAATTAATAGTATAGGTATTTATGAGAATAAAGAAATAATACTCAAGGCGTGCTCTATATTGAAAGAAAAATTTGAAACAATTATTGAAACAATAGATTCTAATACATTACAAATAGTATTAAGTGAGACGACAATGGAAAACAGTTATGATATTATACTTGTGGATGAGGACTACACAATAGGTAAAGTATTAGAATATTTGATCTATACTAATTATTTTATCAAAGAGAAATCGGTTACGTTCTGTGGGTTCAATAAACATCATCCAGATGATAGTTCAAGTCGAATTCGAATGGCATTTAAAAACAATGTAGATAAACAAATGGTTGCGGAATACATTCGTAAAGTGTCAATCTTAGGAATAAATATATATATAGAAATAGAGAAACTATTTACTTAGGTTCTGGCGTATCAAGAATATTACCTGGCAGACTAACAATATATCATAATCGTATCAGATTTTTTTTTGTAATCAAAGGAAAGAACAATCGATAAAAATTGAAACTGTAGAATATATTTAGATATCATAACAATATTATGGATAATAGATTAAATAAAAAAGTGGACTCTTATTTGGCCGAGTTTAAAGAGAGTATACGCAATAAGTCGAATGAACTGTCATTTTCAGAGGTTGACAAGATTTGTGACCTAATGGAGTTTATTTACGAGTATAAAAGGTTGTCATTTAATAAGGAAGATATAAATAAACGACAGCGTATAAAGAATTGCATTCCAGATACAAATAGATGTAATGCAAAAATAGCAGACGGGAATCAATGTACACGACAACGTAAAGATAATTGTGTGTACTGTGGTACTCATGAGAAAGGGTGCCCACACGGAGTAATAAATGAGTTATCTCAAAGAAACATGTATACCAACCATGAAGTGTTTGTGGAAGACATCAATGGGATATGTCAACACTTAGATAAACACGGAAACATTTATAAAACTGAAGATATAATGTATAATAAAGAAAATCCAAGTATAATTGGACAATATATGGTAGATTCTCATGGAGAATACAATTTACAATTCAATGAAAACAAATTGTAAAAAGTAAAAACGGCACAATTGAATCTAATTCATTTTTCGAGTTATACTCTCTTTGAGAGTTGTCTCTCTATTTTCAAGTATAAAGTCGTTAAGTTCATTCGCTTTTGATACGTCATCGTCATAGTATTTAGATAGTATATTTAAAAGGGCCTTTTTGGTTAACGGTTTTTTTATGTCCTTCTTATTGTAACATAATTGCCCATCGTTTAAGTCGAAACAGTCGATATCATTGCTCTTCATTACATTAATAAGGCTATTTGATATTTCTTTTTTTTCTTTTTTCCGGGTATTTTGCTCTTTTTGTAAAGCTTTTATTTCATTATCCAATTTTACCCAATTACGAACGGTACTAATGAGTAAATTATTCTTATCCATATTTAATATAATATATGTATTGATATTTATGTGATTTACTTTCTTGAATATTATATGGTATAATATAATATACAATATACAATATACAATGACATTTATGAGACATCGTGGTAGGACAAATAATATGAATCGAACTAATAATCAAATAAACCTTATTTATCAATTACAAACTACAAGAAAAACATCACCAATAAAAAGAGAAACCCCTGCTCCTATAGATGATAAACCTAAAATGAAGTGGGGAGAACCGGTTTGGTTCCTTTTTCATACTTTAGCAGAAAAGGTCAAACAAGACCAGTTCCCTACATTAAAAGAAGGAATTATGAATATAATTCGTTCTATATGTAATTCTTTACCATGTCCAATATGCGCTGAACACGCAACACAATACATGAAAGGTATTCAAGATAATTCGATACGTACAAAAGAAGACTTGAAATTAATGTTATTTAATTTCCATAATGAAGTAAATAAGCGAAAGGGATATGACGTGTTCCCATTAAATGAGTTGGCCTTAAAATATAAAAAAGCAGTTACAATAAAAGTAATAAATTATTTTATTACTGCCTACAAGGAGAAGTCGAGAAACATACAAATGATTGCAACCGAAATGAACAGAGATAGAGTGATACGTAACATACGTCAATGGTTGAATGTTAACTTGATTCACTTTGATACATAACTGTATTACGGAAATATTTATGTATTTTGGCGAATATGTGGAAACATATGTCTAACCAGATATTAAGTTCCCATTCTTATAAACACGACATTTGAAGGTCTGTCTTGATGGACGACTACAATGGTTACTTTGTTCTAATCCAGCAAAATAGAGTAACCTTTTGGACTTGAACCCTTTGTCAATTAAATAGCCCCAGAACATACCAAATGAACCTAAAACAGTGGCCGCAGTCATTTGAGTTAGTGTATGACATTCATGGCTAATATTCCAATAGAAGTTAAATATTGTTAGTAACGTGAAGAATACAATAGTAACCCAATTTTGTGTAACAATATTATATGTCATCATAGAATATATTAGATAGAACATAGTAAATACAATTACATTTTGACCAAGCGGGATGTTAGAAAACACCCCCATCTTGTTAATAGTTAATGACTTACATATATTTGGAGTAGTTGATGCGTCGTTAGAGTTACCTAAATATGAAATCAAAGGCGATGCTGATAAACATAAAATAGAACTTGTTAGTACTCCCAGAAGATAAATAATACCTTTGAAATCTTGATTAAATATGGAAGACAATGTGAAAAAACATATTAATATGAACGGTGCTAAACGTAAAAATAGATATGCAAACGCAATAAAGTTGAGTTCCATCTTTATATTACAATTAGAAATTACTTGACACTGTAAAGTAAAATAGTATAGACATTTGTTGTTTCCATATTAGACTGTGAAATGACTTAAATATAACACTATAGTTTAAATATTCAGCTATCAAATAAGGTTGTATAATGGGCATTCCAAGTTATTTTTCGTATATTATTAAGAACTATACAAATATTATACGAAGTTTGAGTGATATTTCATTGAACAATGACAATAAAAATGATAAATTTACTCACTTATATATGGATTGTAATTCAATTGTGTATGACTCTTACTATGAACTTGAAAAAGTTGATGTAGAAAGCATAGAAGACATAATTATAGACAGTGTAATATCCAAGATAGAATATTATATTAAACTATTGAACCCTACAAAGTGTATATATATAGCATTCGATGGGGTAGCACCCTTTGCTAAAATGGAACAACAGAAATTAAGACGTTACAAGTCGTCTTTTACTGCTATTATTAATAATGAATATATTCGTAAAGAAATAAAAAACAAATGGAATACCTCTTCTATAACACCCGGAACGCAATTCATGCACAAGTTAAATGAGAAACTAAAATACCACTTTAATCATAGTGAACAAAGATATAAATGTAATGAAGTTATTGTATCGTGTTCTGATGAACACGGCGAGGGAGAACAGAAGTTGTTTTCGCATATCCGTTCGTACTCAATAAACTCTGACCGAATTTCTGTCTATGGGTTAGATTCTGACTTGATAATGCTTTCGATATTTCATTTATCTTATTGTAAGAACATTTTTATATTTAGGGAAGCCCCTGAGTTTTTACGTAATTCAATACCAGTAGATGTATCAGAAAACCAGCCTTATTTTGTAGATATAGATAGTCTTCAGTATGGAATTATGGAGCATATGAATTGTGAATATAATAACAAACAGAGAATACGCGATTATGTATTTTTATGCTTCTTTTTGGGGAATGATTTTTTACCACATTTTCCAAGTATGAACATACGAACACACGGAATGGATGTACTATTAGATACGTATAAGATGACACTTGGAAATAAAAAGGATGAATACCTTATAAATGAAGAGAATGGAAAAATAGATTGGATTAACGTTAATAAATACATTAATAAAGTACAGGAAAAGGAAGAAGAATATTTGAAACAAGAACATAGCAATCGTAATAGATTTGATAGTTATAAGTTTGGTGAAACTACAACAGAAGAAAAGGAGAAAGCCCTTCAAAATACACCAATAATATACAGAAGAGAAGAAAAATATATATCTCCATATGAGTATGGTTGGGAAGAAAGATATTACAAGAGCCTATTTGGAAAGGAACGAAAACCGAAAAATCTGAAAGAAATATGTAATAATTACATAGAAGGACTTGAATGGGTATATGTATATTACACTCACGATTGCATCGATTGGAAATGGAAATATAACTATCACTACCCACCTCTATTTAAAGATTTGATAAAATATATACCTCATTTCCAAATGGAATATTTTAGTAACCCTAAACAACCACACATATTTTCACCGTACACTCAATTAGCATATGTCTTACCAAAAGATAACCTATACTTATTACCAAAAGAAAAAGAAGTGTGGTTATTAAAAAATTACAAAGAATACTATCCAGAAAATTACAACTTCATTTGGGCTTATTGTCGCTATTTTTGGGAGGCACATCCTATAGTGAAAGATATACCGATACCAGAATTAAATAATATAGATACAATTTTACGAAGTTAGGTAAAACATAAACATGCATAAGAATAAATATTTGTATTATATAATTTACCGAACTAATATAGATGAAATATTTGCCATATGAAATAATTTTAGAAATAATTTCTTTTGTTGATGATGTAAACGTTCGAAAAGATTTCAATATAATATTACCACTTAAGAAAGATAGATATTACAATTTAAATAAATTGTTTA